AAGGTAATTTAAGTTGCATGTCTTCCAAACCAAATTCCGAAGATGGAAGCCAATTGAATAAATAATAATACACATGACCACTACCTTTCATAAACTTTAATCTCTCAAGGTTGGAACATTTTTCTCCCACGTCCAGAGTATTGAACACATCATAGCCTTTATTACGTGCAAGTATGAATGCATCATTGTACACATCACCAACCATATAGAAATTGTAGACTTGTTTTACTGTATCCGTCCCATCCACGCGATCATATGGAATTTCATAAAATGAAATGAAATCATCCGTCTCATCATTAACATATGAATGAATTGGGAGTATCCAATGCTTCACCCAATTCTTATCAATCACTGGGGCGACTTTAAATTGTTTAAAATATTTTTCCAATATTCTCGTAACTTTTGGTATATCTTTGGTTTTCATTTCCCTGAATTGTGAATTGCCTCGGAGTTCAAAGTATTTTTCTCTCAACCGATTTGTATTGTAGAATCCAGTCTTTACAAGTCTCTTGACATTGAGGAAGCGATGCCAATATGAACTCTTTGCGACGGGTGTTGGTATTTTGGTCACGGCTGTGTACACTGCCTGCCATATATCGTGTGTATTTGCAACTCGTTTGATTTCACTGATAAGTATGGGTGCAAACCCCTTTTCTCGGTACTTGGGGTGAATACATAGAAAATTGATTTGAACTGCATTAAGTATATCCTCGCACACTCTTATTTTTATTGGGACACTTGAAATATAGCCCACGAGATGACCACTTTCATCGTGACGAATACCTCTATTTTCATATCCAGATGTCTCAGCTGCCCATTTGAGTGTTTCAATAGAGTAGGACAGTGTAAAAGTTTCATCACGAACGTAGTATTCATTCAATAATATATGAGCCTCTTCAAGTGATGGTTGATCCCAAGAGAATCCATCAGGAAGTTTTACAGGTTCTACGACAACCTTTTTTTCCTTTTCAATTTCCCGTCCACTTTCATATGTAACACCTTCTTGTGGCACGGGTTGTTTATCCCAAAATGTCCTCATTTATATATAATGATTTCACCCTTTTAAGCTGGCTTAAAGTTTTAATGGTAGTATAAGACATAAATATGTCTCTTGAACAAGATTATACCACCGTTCCCGGTCAGTTGTATGCCTGTCTCTCCGTTGTGGGTCCAGAAGCGCCACAAAAGAATGATAAGTTTGGAATCAAGATTCGTGGTGCGTTTGCTTCCCGTGACGAAGCTGCATCGCACGCAAAGCGCCTTCAAAAGGAAGACTCTACCTTTGACATCTATGTGGTTGACATGTACAAGTGGCTTCTCATTCCACCAGATCCATTGAAGATTGAGGATGTTCACTACCAAAACGAAAAGTTGGAAGAAATCATGAGTGGTTACAAGGATAACCAAGCTGAAGCAGCCCGTATGTTCAATGAACGTAAGCGTGATATGATGGAATCCAAATCCTACATTAAGCCCGGCGATGAAAACTCTTTGTTCTACACCAAGCCAGACGAGCCACCAGTCAGCCACCCAGCCGAAATCCTTGAGCGTCTTAAGAAGGAAAAGCCTGATGCATCTATGGAAGACCTTGTCAAGGAAGCCGATGCGGTCGTCGCCGCTGAGATTGAAGAACGTCGTAAGTGGCGTGAAGCTCAATCCTCAACCGATGCTACGATTGAAGAAGCGAAGGATGATGGTGAACCAGAAGTCTCGTCCGCCTAAAATAATATTAGTTAATTTAAAAGTAAAATGTGGAAAATAATATTGACCATTATTTTGACTAGTGCGTTCTTTATTTTGTTTTTTGAACAAGGATCATTTTCAAAAAACAAACGTGTGAAAGATGTTGAGGTGAGCACAGCTCAAGGATTTATAGAAGATACTCGTGACGCGTTCATTGTACCTGTATACCCGACACAGGTTATGAATCGTGATATTACAGGAAAGGTTATCCCAATGTATGGGGATATTGGTAATTTTGTTCCTTACTCAGGCGTATCGGAGTATGACTGGTTGCATGGTTTTCCCCATGAAAAAGCCTAATAAGAAAACAGCAAAAGCCACAATCCAAGTATTCTTGTCTATACCAGAGAGGAAATCGTTTCTATCTGGATATGGCTGAAATTGTTGTTGTGGATACATCATCTCAGAAGGTTGAAAATAGTATGGCTCCTCTTGCATCATCTGATCATTTATGGATGTACTATCTTCATTCTTCTCCCCCGATTTAAATGGGTCATTCGTTGGATCATAATCAATTGGATTTCCTATATCAGTCTCCATTTTTAATATATCATTTGTTTTTTTTAAGCATCTTCTTCCTCACTTTCATCCTCTTCCTCGTCGTCGTCTACAACAAAATCTTTTAAACTTCCCTCATCATCATCCTCCTCGCTGTCATCATCAGAATGATATTCATCTTCTGTGTCAATATCCGAATCAAAATCTGAATCGTGTTCATCTGGGGAATAATCGTCCTCTAAAAGAGTGTCTTCTGGTTGATACATCTCTGGTTTCTTTATTTGACGCCCCGATCGTGTTCTGGTTTGCACCATTTACATAAATAAAGAATCCTGCCTTTTAAGTATCTTTTCTTGAATTTCATCTCTAAAGTCAAAGTCTGCGTACAACGCAAGCTCTTCAAGGGCATTTTGAGCATCTATACGGCGTCCCTCGTTCTTATACTTTATATAATCCTTGTAGAGTTGAGGGTGAATACCTGAATACATATAAAATTCATCGGGTTCTGGAATTGCATTTGGAAATTCAATATCGTTGATGAGTTTGACGGCGAGATACACAGTCACACCAACGAGAATGAGAGCCATTCTTCTACTGTTGTCGTTTATTTTTTTTCGGGTGGTCGGAGTGCCTTTTTGACATTACCACTGAGTTCGTGAGTTCTTACCCTCCCCTTTGGAATCTTTTTACAAATGGAACACTTTTGAGTTATCGTACCATTTTTGATAATGTAAGACATTGCAGAACCCTCGTGACTTGACTTGATTGCTTCACAATAATTGGATGTTGTGAGAACTATAAATTCATTTTTCTGTCTGGTGATCTTGACTACACGTGTATCTTTGGGGCAATCCATACACTTCTGCATATACGATTCCAGATGTGGTTTCACGTCACTTTGTTTGATTTGGGGTTTTTCTTCAAACTTTTTGATTTCTGGACATTTTTTAATATCCTCCTTTTTGGGGTACAATTTTTCAATTATTTTGGGTGTGAGTGTATGTTTACGACCATAAAAGTCTTTACAGAAACCATCGCGACGACCCCTATTTGTTTCACAGCGACAGAAACACTTTTGGGCTATCACAGTCCCACTAATATGAAACCATACGTGGTTGGAACTGTGAGATCTCTTGAGATTTTCACAATACTTTGAATTTGTTGACACAAGATACGTCTCCTTGTGTTTGAAGAGCTTTGTAATTGTGGCGCCACCCTGTCCATCCATATGTGTTTGGACAAAGTCCTCAATGAGACTCCTGAGTTCATTATCCTCAATTTCATCTTTTGTCTGTGCAGATGTAAATGAACCCTCCTTAATCACTGATGACGGTGGTTCAACTGTAACGTACTCAATAGAATTAGTTCTCACCGAAGACATTTTAAGTATTTCTGGGTCTGGGTTGTGACTAATTTTTAAAAGTGTACTCAATGGACCACATTTATATATAAATACGGGGAGATATGCGACTTGTACAATTTTCCCCTTCCCACACACCTCACATCCCTGGCCACCACACGCCATATGTTTTGCCATTTTATGAGACCACGGCATACGAAGACCGCTCCCCTTGGTTTTCCTCTGTATGGATCCATACACGGAAGAATCAATAATTTCATTCCAATCTATGTATCCTTTTGCTATAGACAACGCAACGAGAATGTGTTCACGAAGTGCCAGAGCGGATTCTTGATTTACTGGAAACCCATACCAATTGAGATGTATCCCTGTTTTTATATATTCACCCGCTGTTTTGGGGGGTGACACACAAATTAAACACTCTTTACCACCGTGAAATTTGACTTTATCACATATAATTTTACAAATATCTTGAATTTCACCCATTGTGAGAGCTCTTTCATCTTTATAGTCAATATCCACAAAGAAGTTATAGATTGGACTCTTTTGTTCAACGACAAAAAGTTCTTCGCCAGAATTGACCGCTTCTATATACTTTTCATGGAATTCATTCAATTTATCAAATGGCACGGAAAGGACGCCACCGTCCATGAGCACATGTGATAGATTGGTTGCATTATTAAATTTTTGTTGGAGACACCACTCCTTAAACATACCTATGTATTGCGTCTAACCTCTAAACCATCTCATAACTGAAACATCCGTATATTCTTTACTTTCAGAGAGTTCCTTTTTTATAACGAGAAGCTCATAGACTGTCTTCTCATTGTTTTCCTTCATCCAATCCTCAACTTCTTCATCACAGAGACCTCTGTTTGTTCTGAGGAGATCACCAATCTGCATTAAAATGTAAGACTTTGATTTCATTCTACTTTATAGAGAATGTTTTTCTATTGAGAGAAGTCACACATGAGTAAAACTCTGGATTCTTGATGATATTATCAACAATACGCTTCCATTGTTTACGTGTATTAAACTCCTCAAGGGTATCAAAACTCATATAATCATTTTCATCATATGTTTTCTTTATTGGTTGTTTATTAAACTTTTTAAGGTTTGTTTTCTGTTTTTCTTCATAAAATTTTTTAACAAGTGTCTGTTGTTGTGAACGATTGTAATCAACGAAAAATACAAATACATTGTATTCCAAATCCACAGTTGGACTTTCCTTCACAGTAAACTTAAACTCTGTATACTCACCATTTTTGAGGGAAATCACACCACGGGTCTCTTCCTCCAGTTCTCTAAGGGCGCAGCGAAGAGGATTGAATATCTCCCGTCGTCTGCACCCTCCTGTAACAAAAATCCAATCCTTGAAACGACGATCCCTCACTGTGAGGAATTTAGGCTTATCATCGGCAAAACTGACCGGTATCGCTATAGCTTTGTATTTTTTCATTGCGCATTCGCAAGTTATAATAAATGGATATGTTTATTCTTCATCTTTTTCTTCGGAAACTTCCGGTTCTACTTCTGGTTCTTTCTCTGGTACTGGAGCACTCAAACGTTGTACCAAGTGGGCTGAGAAGTTCTTAAGATTTTCAACATCTTGTTTGGCCTTATTCATCTCCTTGAATAGGAAAATCACACCAGCGATTGCCACAATTGTGGCAATCATCATAAGGGTTTCGCGGTCCATTTGAATCATTATAGTCTAAGAGAGACTCTCCTTTTTAAGTAAGTACACCCATGTGTGCTCTGCCTGGGTGAGGACACTCATAGGGACTTTGGGCAAACTGCACGGCTTCGTAATGCGTAGGTTCACAGGACTTTTGGGTTGATGGTGTGGGCTGACCAACAAACTTTTCAAGCGTCCTGGATTTGGGATCGTACGTCAATACAAAAACGATGGCGAGGAGGAAAACTATGTTCCACATTGGTTTATTAATTAGTTAGAATATAAAAGGCCGCCCATACCGTTCTCAAT